TAGAATATTTTGACATAGAAAGTAGTGATAAAAGTAGGGAATTATTTGATTATATAAAAGAATTTAAAATAATATTTTTGCATACACAGGGCTCAGATAGACAAATTGATTTAACAAATATAATTGAACTTTATGAAAATAACGATAATTATATAATAATATGTTCAAATAAAAATGTATATAATACAGATAATTATAAACACAAAATTGCAGAAAAATATGTAAACTTAAAAGTTGCACATTATATTGATATTATAAAGCAGGCTGAATTAATTCATGTAATAGATTCGTGTTTTTCATGTATAGTATACCCATTAACACTTGCTAAAAAACTAAATGCACACGAATGCATTATATATGATATTAGTTCTAATATAACCCAACGTAAACCAACACTACTTGGATTCAAGAAGTGATTTCTTCATTATATAATTAATAATGCTATTACATATTAGATGAAGTTGTTGCACGGTAAGATCTGGATAGCTTGGTAACATTATATACGTATAAACTAAATCAATAGGGTTTCTGTATATATGTTTTAAGTGTGAATGTCTATTAATGTCATAAAAAAAAGGCCGTATGTCAACACCATTATCCTTCATATACAATTCTAATTCTTTATAATTAGTATTTTTTATACCACAAACAAACATCCATTCAGAAGATACAGTTCTATCTTCTGTTTGCGGAACAATAACATATTTTTTCAAAAGTGTCTTATATGTTTCGAATATTATGTGTTTATCATTGCGTATATCTTCTAGTTGTATTAATTGATCATATAATAATGCCGCTTGAATATTTGTTATTCTATAATTATATCCAAGGGTAGAACCTATGTATCTTTCTTTGGAATTACCATGGTTTATAGAAGAGTTTATGTAATCATATATTTCTTTGTCATGAGTAAAAAATGCTCCGCCTTCACCGCAAGTGACAGTTTTATTTGCAAAGAATGAAACTGATGAACATAATGATGCTTTAGATGTCCCAGAATACATGTCCTCATATTTTCCAAAAAATCCTTCACAATTATCCTCAATAAATATTAAGTCTGGTCTCAACCTTTTTAATCGTGGAACATTTACTATACTTCCTACATTATGTACAACCATAACTGCTGCACCATTTTCAAGCGTTTCAATATATTCAACATCTGTTCTCATATTTAAGGTTAAAGGATCCATTTCTAAAATTTTCATACAACTTGCTTCGTATTCATAAAGTATAGTATTCCAAACAGCAACAAAAATGTTATTGGGAGCATAAATTGTTTTAATTTCAGGGTGTTTGAATCTTAATGCTTTTACTATCATATGTGTAGATGAAGTTCCATTGTTTGTTAAAATTACGTATGGAATATTAAGTATTTCAGATAACTTACTTCTTGCCTTTTCTATATAAGGACCTTGAGAACTTATCCATCCACTTTCTAAGGCTTCTTTTGCTGATTTTGTTTCAATACGTGGATTATAAATTGGAATCATTTGTAAGGTATAATATAAAAATATTAAATTTATTTATCAAACATAACTATATAATGTAAATAGTAATTAAATGAACAATATATCTTTACCCGTTTCACTTGGAGAGGCAATAGACAAACTAACTATTTTGGATATTAAAAGAACTTATATTACAGATTCTAGATTAAATGATGTAAACTTAGAATATGATATTTTACATAAACAATTATTTGCACTAGTGGAAAAATATAAATTATTATATGAGTCTATGAAAAAGGTAAATTTATTAATTTGGAATTTGATGGATCAATTGAGAGACGGAACTTTAAATGATGCTTTTTATTTGAAAACATGTAAAGAAACTATTGAACTGAACGATGTTCGGTTTAGAATAAAAAATAAAATAAATATGGTTTCAGACTCTACTTTAAAAGAACAAAAAGGCTATAAAATTAATTCTGCGCTAATCATGATAAATAACGAAAATAAATTGTTAAGTGATTTTATTACCCCTATACGTTATTATTCGTATTTATATGATGAAATTAGGATTTCCTCTAATAATATTTTAAGTACCGAATTCAAAGATGACCCATCTATAGTATTTCTTGATGAAATTACAAATACACAAAATTTTAAACAGGTATTCAGATTCCCAAATCAAAAATATTCAAAAGAAGAAATATTAACTATTTTTAATATAGATGACAACAAGTTAAAAACATTATTATAATTTGAAATATTTATATAAAATGATTGATGTCTTAGATTTAACAAATCATTCACATCTAAATAGATTAAAGTTGTTTAGCATGCTTGAACATCCGCCTACATTTCGCTATTTTAAAAATCGCATTTTTGAAGAAGCAATTAAAGGACATCAGCTTACTTTGCTATATAGAAACGATGAACAAAAAGATATTGGTTACGCACATATAGATTTGGATGACAAAACTAAACGTATGTTTTTTGGAATATGTATTTTGACTCAATATCAAAATAAAGGAGTTGGTAGCGAACTTATTGAGTTTACATTAAATACATATAATGGACCATTGTATTTAACAGTAGATGATAACAACTTACCCGCAATAAACTTATATAATAAATTTAACTTTACCAAAATTGAAAACTATGGAACATATAGTTTATGGCATATTATGAAGAACAATTCATCAAACAAAGTTTAATATCGCCCAAATTTGCAATTACATATCGAATCATTAAAAACCAATCGTTCTTCATGTGAATTTCCAGATTGTTTGAAAGATTCGTGCATTTTGCAAATAGTACTAGTAAAGGCAATGAAAAATTACCAGCTACAATCTCATCATTAGTTTTCTTTTGAATAACAAACTCACTTTCAGAATTCCCCATTACTGTCGTGCGAGATGCAAAATGTCCTTTACACGAAAAGGTTAGGGAAGACCCGACGTTTTTAATTTCAACTGTCTTTGCCCCCAACAAAGTCATATCTCTGCAAATTTTTTGGAAATCAAGTGACGGCATCGTAATGTTTGTTGAAAACTCTGTTTCGGGAAGTTGAATATCTGGCTCGTCACGGTCCAACAAATTTAGCTTGTAGCGAGTTACTTGTTTCTTCTCGCCATCTTCAAGGAGAACACCCAGTGTGTTTGAATCCGATTTATCAACATAAAATGTTATAGTGTCATCGTTTGTTGCAGTTCGGACTATTCTGTAAAGATGATCAGTATTTACACCAACAATAAATTTGGGATTTGTGTGGTTATATTCATACTTCTCAAACTTATCGGAGTTTAGTCGAAAGTGGACTAAAACAGTTCGTGTATTATCCATTGCAACCATGCGAATCCCAGTCTTGTCAAAAATAAGACTCATTTCTACAAGAATACATTTCACAGCTTCAAACAGTGTTCGAATGGCTCCTGTTTGAACTGATTTTGATTCTACTATAAAACTAGTCATTTTATATCTTAAGATTTGTGCGTTTAAAACCTTAATTCATTATTATATTATACACTCTTTTTGCAACTTCTGGAGTTGCTATTCCGTGAACAAGACTTGCTTCAAGATGTCTGTTACAATGATCACTAAATCCATCAACTTGTCTACACATACAAGGATAAATGCCATACCAAATGTCTTTCTTCTGAAGTTCTGTCCAATAGTAATCATTATCATATTTATTGGTATCTACTTTGAAACCTATATAACGTTGCTTCATTTTAGCAAGTGCAGTTTCTCTATTTGAAAGTAGTGTGTCATAATAAGAACTATTCACCAGATATGCACCTGCATTTCGAGAACTAAAAATTCTTGGGAAGTCATATACAACATACCATCCTACAAGCAAAATAACATTCCACTGTAACCGAATAAATTCTTGAAGTTTTTTGTATCCATCTTCAAAATTAAGCCATTCCATATCATCTTCTAAAATCAAAACATTTTTCCAACCATTTCTTTTTGCAATTCTTAGAACTTCCGTGTGGCTTTCCAAACATCCGAGCTGTGGTTTATCTCTTCGAATTGCCGAAAAACGTTGTATTTTTTCAGGAGGTATTTTTCCTTCATCAAAAAACTTTTGCATAATTTCTCTTCTGTCTTGACGACTATCTAGATTAATGTAGATAAATTTATCAACAAATTCCCACATCTATATTTAAATATGTCGAGAATACTTATAAAATTTCCAACTAGAGGTCGTCATAACAAATTTCATCAAGTTTTGGAAAAATATATAAGCATGGCTAATTCCACTAATAATATAAAAATTGTTGTTTCGGTCGATACTGATGACCGGCCTAATTTATACAAGAAACTTCATGATTGTGTAGAAATTGTTGTTGGTCCACCAAGTGGAAAAATTGGAGCAATAAATAGAGATATTCCCGATCCTTCTACGTTTGATATTTTACTATTGGCATCTGATGATATGATTCCAATTGTAAAAGGTTATGACGACATAATTCGCTCAAGAATGTCTCAGTATTTTCCTGATAGAGATGGTGTCTTGTTTTTTAATGACGGTTACACTTATTATAAATTAAATACCTTGATTATATGTGGTTCTAAATATTATCAGCGTTTTGGTTACCTGTATTGTCCCGAATATAAATCATTATGGTGTGACAATGAATTTATGGATCAAGCAAACTTATTGGGAAGACAAATATACTTTCACGAAACAATCATTAAACATGAGCATCCATTTAACAATAGACAGTTACTAAAGGATAGTTTATATGATGCAAATCAAACTTATTTTCTAGAAGATAAAGCAGTTTATGATAAACGCAAATTTCGTTCTTACGATGTGACTGTTTTGATTTGCACTGTTCCCCAACGACAAGCTATGTTTGTAGAACTTTTAAATAGAATTACTCTTTTGAAACAATCAACGAAGCTTTCCATAGAAGTTATTTTTGACGATCGCTTAAATATTTCTATTGGAGTTAAACGTAATAGTTTGCTATCAAGAAGTAATGGAATATATACCTGCTTTATAGATGATGATGACAAAATAACGGATGATTATTTTAAAATAATAGAAGAATCACAATTAAACTATGATTGTATACGATTAAATGGTATTCTATATCAGTATGACATAAAGATAAAGCCTTTTTATCATTCTCTAAAATATGATAAATGGTCG